CCATCTAATCCTCCTTTCTACATTTCCAAAATAGCGTAGGTTTCGTCCGGAAACTCTTTGTCCATGAACGCCTTGTTGTGCAGCACAATGGCCTTATCCTCCGTCGTGCCTCCGGGGACTCGTCGCCCGTCCAAATCTTGAAGCGAACACGTACGCCATGAGGTTGTGCCCTTCACTTTCCGCATCAGTTTGTATTTTACCATTCATTTCTCCTTAAAATGGTAGTGTTTCTATATCCGTTAGAGTATAACCTTCTGCAATTCTAGCAGAAACCCACTCTTCGTGGGTCTGCATATTACATTCCTTGCCAGTCGTAGTCACGCTGCATTTGCCGAAGCTCCCTCCGCAGATTCGGCATGTGATCCAGCCCCATCTCGGCATGCATCGCATCTACTGCGTGCTCTCCGTTGATAGTGCCGTTCAGGTACAGAGGGGTTGCCCCCTCGTCGTGTCTTGCACCGTTAGCGTAGTAATCGATAGCTTCCGCTACCGAATCGTTGATTTCCAGCACACGCATCGCACGAGTAACAGCAACGTACAGAAGGTTCTGTTCCATGTCCGTCAGGCCCACCCAGTCCCCACCGTCGTAATGGCTTGGGAAGTCGTCTGCCAGAATCACTTGGTCGTGCTCACGTCCCTTCGCCTTGTGGCCCGTGGTGTAGATGATCGCAGCGTTGTCCGGGTTCTGGTAGTTCTCCAGCGTCCGGGTAAAGCGGAAATAGTCCCCACCTTCGATGATGTTGACGATGCGCTTCATCTCGCCCTTCATCTTCTCGGCTTCTTCCTTGTACTCTTCCCACGTAGGGTACGGAAGCATGTTCTCGTGCTTGACGTTCTTCATGTCCTTCTTGGACAGGGCGAACGCCGATTGTAGCAGACGGATGAAGTCTTTTACGTCGATTTCCAGACGGATGTTCTGTCCAGCGGCGATAGCTGCCACGGCATTATACAGCAGGCCGGAGTTGGTACGGAAGAGGTACATATGCGGCTTCGTACGATCCACTACGTTCCTGCCAATGATGGTAGGCTGGTCGAGGCCGGTCAGCTTCATTTTGCCTTGCAGGACAGCCGTAGCAACGTCAGCAACGCCTTGGCCGAAGCGGAAGCTCTTCGTCAGGGCTTCGGTGTGGCCTTCGATACGCTCCATCGCGTTGATCGCACCACGCCAGCCGTAGATAGCTTGGTAGCGGTCGCCCACGAGGATGATCTTCGCACCGTACTTGGCTTGGGTCATCACGATGTCCAGAACGCAAGGGGTGCTATCCTGCGCTTCGTCCAGATACACCACGTTGAAGCCCAGCTTCGGCTTGCTGAGCTGGAACAGCTTCAGGTAGGTATCGTGCGATGCCAGCACAGGCGATTTCGGGTCGGTGCGATCTTCCCAGAGCTTCTTCGCCAGTCGCAGCACGTACGCACCACTCGATTTGTCAGCGTCCAGAGCCTTCTTCATGTCGAAACGCGGAAGGTGATGCTCGCCAATTTCCGAGTCAGCCGATTGTTCGAAGCGTTCAACGGTTTGGCGAACGAACAGGCCGACAGCATTCTCGGTGACAGCCAGCGTACCCAGCTCCATGTCCATGATGCAGCCGATCTTGTAGAAGCGAGCGATTTCCGTGCCGGTGAATGCCACGTTGACGTAGCCACCCTTCGGACGGGTCAGCTTGTCTTGCAGGCTACGGCCAAACTTGGCGTAGGCAATGCTGTGAGTGGTCTTGCACGTGACGTGTTGCGGGAACTTCTCGGCTGCGTCGGTTGCTGTTACCTTGTTGAAGGCCACGTAGAGCGATGGTTCCTGCACTTCCCCCGACACCAGCTTCAGGGTTGAGGTCTTACCACTGCCTGCGCCTGCTTCGATCTTCACAATCATGTGATTGACCGCTGCGGCGATGCAGTTCAGTTGTTGTTCGGTAGGGTTCATGTATTCTCCGTTTGGTTGGTTAGTGAGGTCATTATACGTAAGAAGCGCTACGTATGCAAGCCCTTCACAAAAAGAAAAGCCACCCGAAGGTGGCACACCCGCCCCGGAGGGCGGTTGTTGTCAGCAGCTTTCGCTGATGATCCAGATCAAGATGAGCAGGAACAGGAAGCTCGCCGCATCGTCTGCCAGAACGAGCAGGAGTGTGAACACGATAATGAGTGCAAGTAGCATAGTTACCCTTTCTTATGTAGTTTGCCATGCAGGAAGGTAGACGTAATGCTACCAAGCCCGCCTCCGAGGCCGATTGCCAAGACAACCCACCCCATTCCGTTGTGGACGACGTTGAGCAAGATGATAGCCTCGCATACAGCCATCACCATGCTCGTCGGCAGAATCCAAAGATACTTCTTGTGCATCACGTTCAATTGTTGGAACGAACGCAATCCAATGTTCAAGAAGCTCGTAATGAATGCTAGGAAGTAAATCATTTCTGATCCAGCGTGTAATGCTTCGGGTTCTTCCCAGCATGCAGCTCGTTGAGGGCTTTCACCTTGGCCTTCAGCATGTCCAGTTCCTTCAGGTAGCCAGCCATACGGAGGCGGTCATCGATCAGCATGCCAGCAGCACGAGCTTCCAGCAAGATAGCGATGTTCGCCAACACACCGCCGAGGTTAGGAACACCGTCAGCCGGGTCGTCTTCTTGTCCGCATGCCCACGCCAGCAAGTGACGCATTGCGGCAGCGATGTAGATACTCGCCTCTACGGGCGTATTCGCGAAGTTGGCCTTACCGTACTTCAGTGAACCATTGTACAGACCGAGTGCGCCGTACGCAGTCGCCAGTGGGCTCCACATATTCAACGGCACCGACGACACGCCGTACTGACGCTTCGGGTTTGTGTCTGGAGCCACATTCGTATCAGGTTGCACATTACCAGTCCAATCGATACCAAATGGCTTCGTACTTTCCGTGTTGATCGTTCCAGTTGTAATGACGCCCGGACCAGTGCCTAGAGCTGATAGCGAACCGACTTCAAGGGCAATCGATTTGCCCATACTTTGTACCAGATCAACAACCATCTGTTCCTGTGTTACGGTCTTCATCTGTTCGCTTTCCGGTTGGATGCGGTACGCTACGATATCGCCCCCACTACCATCTTGTTTCCAGTCCCAGTAATACGTATCTGCTGCGGTTGCCAGAAGCTCATCACCATCGCTAAAACGTATCTCCACCAATGTTCCCGCAACGACCGGCATTTTTCCACCTTTCCACTCGATCCACTCGCTTACTGCGGGCTTCTGTTTGTGCTTATTCGGCGTCAGCACTTTGTAGCTTTCGATGGTAAAGCCGCCGAAATCGTACCAACAGAAATAACCGGCTCGTCCAGTTTCCGTGTTGCCGTTACGAAAACGAACAGACACCAGAACATCCTTTCGGACAGGGATAGTGTTGTGAGTCTTCTTGGTAGCCGTAGCATCCCATTTACGCTGCGCACGACGCTTCTTGGAAGCCTTGCTTTCCTCGCGTTTGATAGCTTTCACTTCTTCCGCAGCAGCTTTCAGCTCGTCCAGCGTCACTTCACGTTGCGGGCCTTTCACAACAGCGGAACTTGGAACTTTCGGAGATGTGCCCGATGCGTGCCAAATAGTGCCTTCGTCGTCCACGCGGATGTATGCCGCCGGGGAGTAATCATGAACTTGACGAGGATTGCCGAAGCCCCACCGGAAGCCCATAGCGAAGTATGCCTTCTCGGCTTCACCTGTAGAGCCTCCGTGCAGTTTTACGAATGTATCTTTGAACTTCGACGTGATTTGATTGGTTGCTTGCGTCATAATTTTCTCCTTGGTTGATTGGAAGTACGTAGTGTAAGCTATCTACGTACGTGTGTCAACTACTAATTTCCGTGCCGGGAAGTATAACCTGCCCCGTGCACGTTCAGTTTCTCTATCTCATGGTCCCGGTGCCTGCAAGCGTCTCTGAACGCCACCATAACACCGAGGGTATCGATACTGAACGACTTCACCCTTTGCTTGCCCTCGGAGTTTGCCCAAGATGCTCTGAAATAGTGCCGGGTGAAATCTTCACTTGGAAATGTCACTGAGACGCTAAATACCCCCAGTCACGCCGGATGTGTTACTTCCGCGCTTAGCTCGGTTTCTGTTGTTGCCTTGTATGGTAGTAGTACGAAGATTCTCCCTCCTGTTGTCACTCTTGTTGCCGTTGATGTGGTCAATACACATACTACTATCTGGCAGTTCTCCGTCTAGCAACGCCCACACAACCCTGTGGCACAGCAGGCGCTCCCCTCCGAGCTTCAATCCCCAGTAACCAGAGGAAGACATGGCTCCCGCCATGTCCCCGGCTTTTACTCCGCCGCCTCTAGCCACCTTCCACCTAAGCCCGCTTGGTACGTTCGGGGCATATTCAAGGAAGTCTGCGTATTTCATCAGAATTCCTTAGTACCGTTCTTAGCTAGGTAGTCGTCCTTATCAAACATGGTGTGACTAGCGTTATCGTAAAAATACTCTCCTGCAACGCCCGTCTTGCCGGTCCAGCGAATCTTACTAGCCTTCATGCGGGTAGTATTTCTTTCAATCTCGTCCTCTGCCTCTTTGTTACGCGTAAAGAGAAGATTGCATGCCCCGGATTTAAAAATGGAAGACGAACCCTGCATATCTTCCTCAAACAGATCAGCCCCGGTGGAGTTGGCCTTCTGTCCGCCACCGCTCTTACGAACGTGGTTGACGTTGATGAACGTTACGTCGTGCGACTTCAACATGCCCTTCATCCATTTCAGGAAGACAGCTTGCTCTTCGTTCGTCATACCGTCCAGAATGTCCTGCAACGGGTCCAGAATGATGAGTTGACAACCGCAAGCGATAATCAGCTCTTCGATCTTCGCCTTCATCGACTCAAGGCCGCCATCGCGGTCCTCGATAAGATAGAAGCGATCCGTACCATCCGGCATGAAGTACAGCTCTTTTTCCTTCTCCCGCACGTAGTCCGAGTCGAGGTATGCCAGTTTGTCCGTTTCGTCTTCGATCAGGTCGATCTTCCGTCCGACGTGTCGGCTCAGAATCTTCGTACCGTACTGCCCGCTGTCGCTTTCGAGCGTGACGATACCTACTTTGTACGGACTGTTGAAAATCCAGTAGTACGTCATCTCGTCCACGATAGTAGACTTACCAGTACCAGACGCAGAGCCGAGGTTGATAATGGTCTTGAGCGGGAACCCGCCAGCCATCATCTTTTGCAGCTTGTGCATGAACGGAGGTAGCGGAATCTTCTTCATCCCTGCTGCTTCACGAATCTTGTCACCCAGTCCACTCGACCCCACGATACCATCCGGCGTGTACGGCTTGGCCTTGAAGTAGTTGTTGACGAACTCCTTCTCCAGCCCGCTTGTCAGCATAAGATTTGGGTCTTTGCGTGACCACTTGGCGACATACACCTTACCCTTCGGCAGAACCTTCGCGATCTTATGCGTAGCTGTCTCCCCGGCAGCGTCATTGTCCATGCCGATGATGATCCTGTCA